GCAGAGACAACCGAAGAAGAGGTTGTTTCCGAAGAGGAAGTAGCAGCTGATGAAGTTGTTGCCGAAGCGGAAGAAACCGAAGAAGAACTCGTTGAAGAAGAAGGCGTTGACATCGAAGCAGATGTTCAGGCACTCTTTGAAGGCGAAGAACTTTCTGAGGAATTCCAAGACAAAGCACGCACCATTTTCGAGACCGCAGTTAAGACTAAGGTTTCTGAAATGCAAGCATCTTTGCAGGAAGCATACCAGGAAGCACTGGTAGAAGAAGTTGTTTCTATTAAGGAAGAACTTTCTGAGCGCCTTGACTCCTATCTGGAGTATGTTGCTGATGAGTGGTTCCAAGAGAACGCACTTGCAGTAGAGCAAGGACTCAAAGCAGAAATTACCGAATCATTCCTCGATGGAATGAAGGGACTTTTTGAAGAACATTATGTAACCATCCCTGAAGAAAAATATGATGTACTTGAGAGCATGGTAGATAAACTTGATGAAATGGAAGGTAAACTCAACGAGCAGATCGAAAGAAACGTTGCTCTGAACCGTAGATTGGCTGAGTCTTCCGCAGATGGCATCTTTGCTTCTGTAGTTGAGGGTCTTGCAGACACTCAAAAGGAAAAACTCGCTACTCTCGCTGAAAATGTTGAGTTTGAAAGTGAGACAGACTATCGTGAGAAACTGACCACCCTGAGAAATTCTTATTTCCCAGAAAACGTCGGAACTCCAAGCACCTCCGAGAATCTTTCAGAAGAGGTTTCTACCGATGAGGTTATTTCGGAAGAAGTATCCCCAATGATGCAAGCCTATCTGCAGACTCTCTCTAGAGCTGCTAAGAAGTGATTTTTAAATTATAGTTCAAACTAACTTTTTAGAGGTTTAAATTCAAATGCAAATGCCTAACACAGAGGCTCTGCAGGAGAAGTGGGCACCCGTTCTCGATTATGAGGGAATGGATCCAATCGCGGATTCCCACCGTAGAGCTGTTACCGCAGTACTCCTGGAGAACCAAGAACAAACACTTAAGGAAGAGAGAGCATTCCTCTCCGAAGCACCAACCAACTCTGTTGGTAATGGTGGTTACACCTCCAGCGGTGACCAAACCGTTGCAGGTTTCGACCCAGTTCTGATCTCCCTGATCAGACGCGCAATGCCTAACCTGGTCGCTTATGACCTCGCAGGCGTTCAACCAATGAGCGGTCCTACTGGACTCATCTTCGCAATGCGTTCCCGCTACTCCTCTCAGGGTGGCACCGAGGCACTGTTCGACGAAGCAGATACCGCATTCTCTGGTCAGTCCGCAAACTTCGACAACACCGCTGGATTCAGCAATGGTGCTGTTGGTTTGGGTACTACCGCACAAGGTTCTGCCTCCAATCCTGGACTCCTCAACCCTGAAGGTTCACAAACTGGAACTACTTATCCTGTTGGTCAGGGTATGCGTACCGACGAGGCAGAGAACCTCGGAGACGGTACTGAGGGACATTTCAACGAGATGGCATTCTCGATCGAGAAGGTCACCGTTACTGCTAAGAGCCGTGCTCTGAAAGCAGAATACTCCCTGGAACTGGCACAAGACCTCAAGGCAATCCACGGTCTTAATGCTGAGGCTGAGTTGGCAAACATTCTCTCCACAGAGATTCTTGCTGAAATCAACCGCGAAGTTATCAGAACCATCTATCGTGTTGCTGAGTCTGGTGCTCAAGCAAACGTTGCTTCTGCTGGTACTTTCGACCTCGACACCGATTCCAACGGACGTTGGAGTGTTGAGAAGTTCAAGGGACTGATCTTCCAGATCGAGCGCGATGCAAACGCAATCGCACAAAGAACTCGTCGTGGAAAGGGCAACATGATCCTCTGCTCCGCAGACGTTGCTTCCGCCCTCACCATGGCTGGTGTTCTTGATTACACCCCTGCACTCAACGCTGGACTCCAGGTTGACGACGCAGGTAACACCTTCGCTGGTGTTCTGCAAGGTAAGTATCGTGTATACATCGATCCTTATTCTGCAAACAGTGCTGCTTCCCAGTACTATGTTGTCGGTTATAAGGGTGCTTCCCCTTATGACGCTGGTCTGTTCTACTGCCCATACGTTCCCCTTCAGATGGTTCGTGCCGTTGGTCAGGACACCTTCCAGCCTAAGATCGGCTTCAAGACTCGCTACGGCATCGTTGCTAACCCATTCGCGGAAGGCACCACCGTTGGCGCAGGCGCACTCAGCGCAAACGCAAACCGCTACTATCGCCGCGTTCGCGTTAACAACCTCATGTGATCACGGTTCACATACTTCTGGGGATCCTTCGGGATCCCTTTTTTTGTCTAAATACCTAAAAACCTCTGATGAAAACTTTTCAACAATTTTGTGAGAGGGCACTCACTAAATCTGAAGAAGAAAAGAAAGAAGAAATCGTCAAGTCTATGAAGGACAAGAAAGATGATTTCAAAAAACGCTATGGCGATGATGCTAAGAGTGTAATGTATGCCACTGCAACAAAGATCGCTAAGAGGGTAGCATAATGGCAGGCAATTGTAGTTGGCCAAATCAAATCAATAACAGAAACTTTCTATCGGGTATTGGTTTCAAATTCAATCTTGGTAAGTATCCTAAAGTTGACTTCTTCTGCAACACTGCTAGGATACCAGAAGTTACCTTAGGAACTGCCACTCAACCATCATACCTTAAGGATATTGATGTACCTGGTGAAAAGATTTCGTATGGAGATCTAACCATCCAGTTCTTGGTTGATGAAAATATGGAAAACTATAAAATCATTCACGATTGGATCACAGGTCTTGGTTTTCCAGAAACAGCACAACAGTTCAAAGATGTTACCACAGATAAAGATGGTATTCGCGAAATGAATGAACAGTTTGCTGATGGCACACTTCGTATCTTAAATAGCAACTTTAATGAGATTGCTAAGGTAAAATTCTTAGATATGTTCCCCGTGTCAATCAGTTCTCTGGACTTTGATGCCACATCAACTGACGTGAACTACTTTACAGCACAGGCAACATTCAAGTATACTGTATATCAACTGACCGCTTCCACTTAATGGACCTTGATAAAATTCAGGAGATGTGGCAGAAAGATGCTGTCATCGATCCTGATAATCTACATGATGAATCTTTGAAGATTCCACAACTTCACTCAAAGTATTACACTTTGTATAATACTATAACATTGTTGCGAGAGCGAGCAAGAGAACAATATAACAAAGTAAAACTTGAACGTCATAATTTTTACACAGGAAAAGCAGACCCTGCTGTGTATGAAGAAGAACCTTTTCCATATAAAGTCCGTGAGAAAGATGCTATCCAACGCTATCTAGATGCAGACGAACGATTGAACAAGGTTGATATGAAGATTCGCTACTATGATGCAACCCTCAAGTTTCTTGAAGAAATTATCAAGACAGTTGCCAATAGAACATTTCAGATTAAGAATGCTATTGAGTGGCAAAAGTTCCAAGCAGGATTCTAATGGACGACGAAAAGGATTTTGATTATGAAGTACGCTTAACGATTCAAGACATACGTCTTCTATCACACTGCGTCAATGAAACTATAAGAACTTGGCCAGGTGCTCCTAGAAGACCTGTAGATGAGCAAGAACATCTTCGATATCTGAGAGACTCCCTTTTTAGAATGATTATGGACTACAACTATAGAGAACAATGAGCGATTACGATTACGAGAGCGATTATAATGAAATGGAAGATGTTCCATTCGTTCAGATGGAATTAGATATTAGAGACTGTCATCAGGTCTATAAGGCATTACAGTGCCACGTAGAACACGGTGATTTTAGCGATAAGTATGATAAGGCAAGAACTGAACAGATGAAAGATTTCTTTTATCGTATGATCTTAGAATATAAGTTTCAAGTAGGGGAATAAATATTCATAGGTGAATCCTGTGAATTATGTCACACTTGATTATATCGAAGAAGAACGAAGTTTTTCTTCAAGTTAAAGCGGAACCTCACGTCTACTATGAGTTAGCAGACCAGTTTACGTTTGATGTTCCAGGTGCTAAATTTATGCCTCAATACCGTAACAAGTATTGGGATGGAAAAATACGCTTATTCAACACCCAGAATGGAGAGATATATGTTGGGTTGTTAGACAAGGTTATACAGTTCTGTAAGGATCACGAGTACTCTTACGAGTTCGTGGAGAACAAGTTCTATGGTCTTCCTTTTGAGGTCAATGATATGATCTCAAAGGAAGGTGTGAAAGATTATATGACATCCGTCAGTAAATACGCTCCTAGAGAGTATCAAATCGAAGGGGTATACGACGCCTTAAAGCATAATAGAAGGCTGTTGATATCCCCAACTGCTTCTGGAAAGTCTCTGATGATATACTCTCTTGTGAGATATCACGTTGAGCGCGGGCAAAATACTCTGATAGTTGTTCCGACGACTTCGTTAGTAGAACAGATGTATAAAGATTTTGCAGATTATGGTTGGGACGTAGGTTCATACTGCCACAAGATATACGCTGGTAGAGAGAGGGAAACTGATTCCCAAGTGATCATCACTACCTGGCAGTCCATCTACAAACTCCCCCGAAAGTATTTTGCTAGATTTAACGTAGTTGTTGGGGACGAGGCTCACCAGTTTAAAAGCAAGTCATTAATATCTATAATGACAAAACTCGGAGATGCAAAATTCCGTTACGGATTCACTGGAACCCTTGATGGAACTCAAACTCACAAGTGGGTATTAGAAGGATTATTTGGTCCATCATATAAGATCATCAGAACTGAAGAATTGATGAAGAAGGGACACGTTGCAAAACTGGATATTAATGTTCTTCTACTGAAGCACCCTGCACATAAGTTTGAAACGTTTGAAGATGAAGTCCAGTATATCATCAATCACGAAAGACGTAATAAATTTATTCGTAATCTAGCACTTGATCTTAAGGGTAATACTCTTATCTTATTTTCAAGAGTTGAGGGACACGGGCAACCACTTTTCGATTTAATAAATACTGGTAGTGTAGAAGAAAGACACGTTTTCTTCGTCCA